TAGGATCGAAGTTATAGAGCGTATGCCTCCATTGGCAGAGTTTTTAATTGAAGTCACTGTGCGTTATAACTATCTTAGAGGAAACACCTAATGAGTAAAATTAGTGTAGTTAAAAATAGAGAGGCTAGACTAGTTAAGTCCAGTCGACTAAAAGAATATTTGGATGCTGGTTGGAAACAAGCGGTTTCAAATGAGGGCGAAGAGGTCATCCGTCTCAAGCCACCGGCGAGAATTTCCAAGGCCGCCGTTAAATTAGCCGAGGAAGCCAACGATAACATTCAAGGAGATTAATCATGGCAATTTTTACAGGAAATGACGGAAAAGTGAGAATTGGATCCACTGACCTCGCTGCCGTTCGTAATTTCAGCATCGAACTAACTGCTGACACAATCGAGACCAGCGTCATGGGAACAAACGTTCGCACTTATGTCAAAGGCATGAGTTCATGGAGCGGTAGTGCTGATATCTATTTCGAAGAAACCGAATTAGGTTCAGTATATCCAAACCTATGCGACGAGAGCGCACACAATGTAGGCGACAGCGGTTCTACCATTAAATTGGTATTGGCTGATGGTTCCAGCAATGACAAGTGGTTCAGCGGTTCAGTAATCATCACTGGTATTACTATTAACAGCACTATGGACGGTTTAGTCGAAGCAAGTATCAGTTTCCAAGGATCTGGTGACTTGACATTTACTACTTCAGGTTCATACGCAAGTTAATATGACCTTTAAGGTTACAGTAATGGATCCAGGCAACCTTCAGCGAAAGTTGTCTGGCCTAGTAAGGAGCGAAGTCCAAAGACTCGGACAATCATTGGCCACAGAAATCCGTAACAAGACGCCTGTGGACACTGGTAGGGCAAAAGCGGGTTGGAAGGATCGTATGGCCAATAATGGCTACGAAATCTCCAACCAAGTTCCTTATATAGGTGTTCTAGATAAGGGACGACACATGACCAATAGAGGTATGCGTGGTAGTAAACAAGCACCACGTGGAATCGTTGGACCAAGTTTAGATACAATCAAGAGGAAAAATTAAATGAGTAAAATATTAGAAAAAGCAACAGCACATTTTCGTAATCAGATTTCAGGCGAAATGAAATGCCTAGAAGTTCCTGAATGGGAAGCAAAGATCTATTACAAAACTGTGAATAATTTGCGTGATGAAGGCAAAATTTTAGAATTAACACAGCAAGGCAAAAGCGTTGAAGCATTGGTTGAAAGTTTAATCATCAAGGCTCGCAATGAAGACGGCACTAAGATGTTCAGTGCCATTGACAAAACAACATTGATGAGCGAAGTAGATCCAAAAGTTCTAGTTCGGGTTGTTGGTGAAATAAACAATGTTTCTCCAGAAGACCTCAGTGTTGGAGAAGCGGAAAAAAACTAAGGAAGGATCCAGATCTATTGTTTGCCTATAGGCTTGCGAAAGATTTGGGTCTCACCGTAGCAACTGTTTTAGAAATGACCACAGCAGAATTTGCTGGATGGGCGGCATTTTATAAAATGGAAGCAGAAGAAACTCGCAAAGAGATGCAGAAGATAAGGAGCAAGCGATAGTGGCTACCACAACACAAACGATTAAAGTAGAAATTGATGACAGCCAGGCACAGCGTGCCTTAGGTGGCCTTACACAAGCATTGGCTGCTCTTGGAGGTATTGGTTTTGCATCTAGTCTAGCACAACAATTTGTTAAGATTGCCAGTGACGCACAGGAGATGACTAACAAGTTAATCTTTGCCACTGGCAGTGTAGATGGTGCTAACAAAGCATTCAACGTTCTAGCAGACACAGCCAAACGAACTGGCAGTAACCTAGGCGGAACTGTTGACCTCTTCCAAAAACTAGCAATGTCATCAACTTTTGCTGGTAGTTCAACAGAAAGCCTTGCATTAATCACAGAGAACTTTAATAAGACATTAAAGATTAGTGGAACCAGTGGTGCTGGTGCGGCATCAGCATTGTATCAGTTTGCACAAGCCATGCAGAAAGGTTCATTAAATGGTGATGAATTCCGCACCATTATGGAAACCAACGGATACTTGCTTAAGGTCCTAGAAAAGCAAACAGGCAAGTCAAGAACTGAACTTATTGCTATGTCCAGTGATGGAAGACTCAGTGCTGAAATTATTGGCAAAGCATTGTTAGAAACAACAATGATTGCCGAAGATTACGGCAAGGTTACACAAGGCTTACCTGGTGCTATTGAAAACTTCAACACCAGTGTTACTCAAGCAGTTAAGTCATTAGACGAACAGTTAGGTGTTACAAAATTATTAGCCAGTGGTTTAGAATTTCTAAGTAAAAATATTGGCGCCGCTATAGGTGGTCTTGCTGGATTAACTGTGGCTGTAATTGCATTGACTGCCGCATTAGTGCCAGCCGCGGTGGCAATGAGTATATTAACTGGTGGTGCTGTTTTATTAGCAGCCGCTGGTGTAGGTGCCGCAATTGGCCTAGCCGCACAAGAAGCAGGCATGTTTGCTAAGAAAACAGAAGAAGTTAATCAAAGTCAAGCAGAAACAAATAGACTAGCACAGGCTGGTCTTAAGATTAACAAACAACGCAATATTCAATCTTTGGATCTTGATAAAAGTCTTCAACAGACTATTGCACAACTTAGAGCACAAAATGTTATCGAAAGTCAGAACACTGGAATTCGCAGTCTAGCGTTAGAAGTTGAAAAGCAAGTGGCCAAAGAGCGTGAAAAGTATAAGAAGACCGGTGAGGCAATTCCTCCACAGTTAGAGCGTGAACTTGCTACAGAAATACGCAAGAAGATATTGCTTGAAGAAACAAATTCTACTAAGCGTAAGTTTTTGGATTTAGAAAGTGCAATCTTAGTTGCAGGTGAGCAAGATGCAGGCCAAAGACAAATACTAAACCAATTAGAACAATTTAGACTCAGTGTTACTGCTGAGACCTACAACCAATACAAACAACAATATCAAGCATTGTTGCAGACCAGCCTACAAGCACAGGCATTGGTTGAGTTCACAACTAGACAAAAAGAAAGTCAAATTGAAGTCAACAATCTCAGCATCAAGGACCTTGACACAAGAGAACAACAGTCCGCAGTTGATCGTGAAAGACTACGTCTAGGCAGTTTGTTTACCAGTGAGATGGAAGCACAAGTTCGTGCTACTGTTAAAAATGCACAAGCCGTTAAAGAACTAATGGCCACAGAACAACAACGAGCATTGTTGTCAGGAACTGCTAGTAATCAAAACCGCGCACAGCAAATTGAAACTGCCACTGGTGCAATCAGCAGACTAGATCCAAGACTTGCCGCTGAACAACAATACCAAACAGAATTAGCCGCATTAAAGAACACTGAGTTTGCCACAGAGCAACAGCGTATGGCTATGATGGAAATGTTGCAAAGAGAGCATTCAAATAGAATGCACGAAATCAACAAGCAAAGAGCAGAAGCAGATTTGCGTTTGGCTGGTGTAACTAACCAAGGCATATTAGATGCAGTTCGCAGTAGCCAAGACAATATTCGAATGATGGAGCAAGGCGGTGTGCAGGCCGTTATGGGTAGCGTTAATCAAATGGCAATGATATTTGGTCAATTAGGCACTTATAACAAGAGAGCATTTGAAGCAGCCAAAGCATTCAACATTGCTAACGCTATTATGAACACATACATGGGTGCTACCAAAGCATTGGCCATGTATCCACCACCATTTAACTTCATTGCCGCAGCCGCAGTTGTTGCCAGTGGTCTTGCACAAGTAGCACAGATTCGCAGTCAGAACTTCAGTGGTAGAGAAAAAGGTGGCCCAGTGGCTGCTGGTATGCCATACATTGTTGGTGAAGCCGGACCAGAAATATTCAAACCAAGTTCTAGCGGAACCATTGTGCCTAACGGACAAGTTGGTGGCGGTGGTGTAAATGTAAACTTTACCATCAATGCTGTTGACGCAAGTGGCGTTGACGAATTATTATATAACAGAAGAGAAGTTATCAAAGGCATCATCAGTGATGCAATGTTAGAAAAAGGACAAAGATTCTAATGAGTGGCACATATCCAGCAAGTCCTAGTTTCCAGGCAGTGGACTTTCAAATTATCAGTCCTGGCAAAATCACTGAAAGTTTTTCAGGCAAAATTCGTCGTGTCACTGTAGGAACACAATATTTTACCTTTGGTGTAAAATATCCTAACATGACTGCTCGTGAATTTGGACCAATACAAGCATTCCTTGCTAGACAGTATGGCAGTTATGACAGTTTCCAAATTGTATTGCCAGAAATCAGTTACCCAAAAGGCAACAACTACGCTTATGTGGGCACACCACAAGTGGCTCTTGTAAGCGGTAGTTTAGCCGCAGGCACACTAGAGTTCCCAACTAACGGATGGGGTGGTTCAAACAAGAATGAAGTTCTTCGTGCAGGTGACTTTATTAAGTTTGCTAACCACGACAAGGTCTATATGATTGCAGAAAATGTCAACACTGATGGTGGTTCAGAAGCCACTGTTAAGATCACTCCAGGACTAGTAACCACAGTGCCAAACGGAACATTGTTGACCACAACAGCAGTGCCATTCACAGTATGCTTGGATGAATTCCAACAAGAGTATTCTGTAAGTTATGGTGGCATGACCACAATGGCACTAAAAATGCGTGAGGTGTTCTAATGAAGTATCTAGTTCCGTTATGGACTGCTTCTACTGCCTATGCGCTGAATGATGGTGTTGAATATCTTCAACAATACTATCGTTGCACTATCGCACATACTTCTACATCTAGTTTTGATCCAACTAAATTTACGCTGATACAGCCTGGCGACACTTATTATAGCGAAATGCGTGATGTAATCTACAGCGATAGACTAATGGCTGTAGACATTGTAGAAATACACACTAGCCCAGCACTTTATCTATGCACTGGTGGATTTAGCATTTCTGTAGACACACCAACAGCACCAAACTCGGGAGCGAATACCTACACAGCCCAAGGTGAGTTCTTAGGCTTTAGTTCTATGACTGAAGACCTAGAAGTCAAAGTAGGAAAGTTCAGTCTAAGTCTCAGCGG